ACTCCCCTATATCGGAGACCACGAGGGGGTGCGCTGCGGCAACATGCAGGCCACCTACAAGCACAGCACGCGCAAGGGCTACACGCGGGTCGTGCAGCCGTGGGAGGGCCGCACCTTCCGATTCGCCGAAATCAAACCGAAGAAAACCAAGTAAGGAGACCTGATATGGGACAGTTAGCGACACAGGCGCAGAACGCGCAGATGCAGACGATGAACCCGCAGCAGAACATGAAGAACCTGTTGGAGAGGAGCTGGCCGCGCATCGCGGCCGTCATCGGCAACAACCTCAGCCCGCAACGCCTCTACCAGATGTACGTGAGCACCATCAACCGCGAACCGCAGCTCGCCAACTGCGGCGTGGAATCGGTGCTGTCCTGCTTCATGAAATGCGCCGCCTTGGGCTTGGAACCGTCGAACGTGGACGGATTGGGACGCGCCTACATCCTGCCCTACGGGAACAAGAACTACCGCGCCGGACAGAAGGAAGCCACACTCATCATCGGCTACAAGGGCATCCTCGACCTCGCACGCCGCAGCGGCCAGATCAGGGACATCAGCGCCCGAGCAGTCCATGAGGGCGACGAATTCGCCTACAGCTATGGCCTCAATGAAGACATCCGCCATGTGCCGTGCGCGAAGCCCGGCAAGCTCACCCACGTGTACATGATCGCGAACTTCAAAGACGGCGGCCACTACTTCCAGGTGATGAACGCCGACGAGATCGAGGCGGCGGCGAAGCGCAGCCCAAGCTACGGCAAGGCTGTCAGCCCGTGGAAGTCCGACTATGAGGCCATGGCGAAGAAGACGGTAATCCGACGCGCGTTCCCCTACCTGCCGGTCAGCGTGGAGGCCCGCGACGCGGCAGCAAGCGACGACCAGACCCCGGATTATTCCGACGTGTTCCGTCCACTGCCCACCGTGACTGCTGACGATTCGCCGGTTGACGTGAGCGTGGACGAACCGGAGCAGTCGCAGCCGGAAGCCCAGCCCGCGGTCTCCCCGGTCGAGGCTAAGCGTGCTGAGGCCATCGGCCGCTTCCAACGGTTGGGCGTGACCGACGAACAGGAGGCTTTGCAGACGGTCGCGAAGATAACTGGCATGGCGTCGGAATCGTTCGCCGACCTGAGCGAGGCGGAATTGGACAAGGTGTTGGGCGAGCTCAAGGCCAGCGTCAAGGAAGGGAAGTAGGCCATGGCGGGAAGAACGACCATCATCATCCAGGGCACGGCGTGGGGCGTGCGAGAAACGCAGAACGGCAAACGGTATCTGAGCGTATCGGTGTCGCCGGGCTACCGTGACCGTAACGGCAACTGGGTCAGCCAGCCGGAACAGTACTACTCGGTGTGGCCTGCTGGCTACGCGAACCTCAACCCAGTGTTCGACCAGATCGCCCAGCTGCGTCAGAATCAGGACCAGTTCGTGGACGTGACCATCGTGGGCGAAATCAGCGGCCTCGACGCCTACACGAACAAGAAGGGCGAGCCCGCCGCGAGCTGCAACGTCAACGCCAGCGCCGTCGCCATCACCAACGTTCGGCAGAAGGTCGGCGGACAGTCTCAGGGTTACGGCGCGCAGGGCGGCTACACGCAGCAGACGCAGGGCGGATACCAGCAGTCGCAGCCACCGGCCTCCGACCCGTGGGCCAACGGCGGCAGCGACCCGGAGTTTTAACGATGCTGCATTTGTATCACGATGAGACGCCGCCGGACGTGGAACCGGTCTGCCCGAAGCACGGCTGCACGCTGTACCCGGCACGGCCGATTCCATGCCCGGAATGCGAAGAGGAAGCCGAAGAGGAGTATCACATTGAACGCTGAAAAAGACCAATTGATTACGCTCGCACACTCGATGGAGGTGTCCTACAGCGCGTTGGACGCGGAGGCGGGACTCTCCTACGACACCACCGTGCGCGTCAGCGTGCAACCTAACCGCTATTACCCCGACTACGTGGCCGTGACCCTGCTGTGGCTCCCCCCCCGCCACATCTTTCACGCCATCGCGGAAATCAACCGGGTCCGTGATGATTTCGAGGACCGGCCGGAGGAACGATATCAGCAGATCATGGACTCGTGGCCCTTGGTGTTCGGTTCCACGGAGAAGGCCATGAAGAAGCTGTTCGCGCCGGCCAAACCGGTCGTGAAACGCCCCCCCTGGTCGCTGTGCCCGCGCTGCAAGAAACCCGTATGGGCTCAGGAAGGCACCACCGACCTGAGGGAGACGCAGCAGCTGCTGAAACGGAACCCGTTGCCGCGCTGGTGCCGTGTCTGCGGCCAGCGTTTCGAGTACACGATGGGCGACCACATCTCATGCAGTTCCGAGTTCTCCATCGCGGAGACGATGGACACGCTCAAAAGCATGTTCCCCACCGAGCAGCCGAACTTCGAGACCATCGCCATCGAAGCCGCACACGAGGACGGTGAGCAGAATGGTTAACCCCGCCAAGAAAAAGGGCACGAGCTTTGAGACGTGGACGGTGCGTTACCTCGCGTGGGCTTTGCAGGACACGCGCATCGACCGTATGCCGTTGCATGGCAACGCCGACCAGGGCGATCTGATCGGCGTCATGTTCCATGGCGAGCCGGTGTGCGTGGAATGCAAGGACACGAAGATGCCGAACTATCGCAAGCATTGGCGGGAGCTCAAAGTGGAGATGGCGAACATGGACACTCCCTACGGGGTGCTCATCCAACACCGCAGGGGCGTGGGCGTGAAAAGACTCAAGGGCATGGCCCGGCAGATGGACGTGTTAGGACCGGACTACCGGATTCGCCGCGAGCTCGCGAACCGGCTGCGCGGCGAATCGAGGCCGGTGCCCTCCAATCCGATGCTCGTGTGGATGCCGCTCGAATTGTTCGCGCTCCTGCTGAACGACGGCTTGCCGTTGGGGCCGGACGATGGCCAGGATTAACCCTCATACCTACATCGGTGGCAGCCGTCGCACCGGTTTGCGTGGCGGCTACCACCGCAAACCCAAGACCAATGGCGAGGGGCTGAAGCCCAGCGAGATAATCGCCGCCAGCCCCGAACTGCTGGCATTGATAGCCGAATACCAAAGAGACAAGAGAAAGGAGGCGGACTGATGGCCAGACAGGGCTACGGGAAGCTGAGTAACGGCTTCCATTCGAACACGAAAGTGCTGAAGCTACAGCGTATGCGTCCGAGCGCACTTGGAGTGTACTGCATGGCCATTTCCTTCTGTTCCGACGTGCTCAACGACGGCGTGATGAGTGAGGACGACGTGATCTACCAGCCCAACGCGCCCGAAGAGGACATCGAAGCGCTGATCAAGGTCGGCATGTTCGAACGTTCGGACGACGGCTCCTACCGCATCCACGATTATCTTTCCCATCAGTCCAGCCGCGAACAGGTGGAGACGAGGGCGGAGGGTGCTCGCAACCGCAAGCGCAAGCAGCGTTCCGAAGCCGATGTCACACCCGAGTCACGCTGGGACGAAACGAATGTCACAAGCATGTCACGCCGTGACAATTCGAATGTCACACCCGAGTCACGCTGGGACTCTTTAACCAAGAACCAAGAACCAATAACCAATAACCAAAAGAATTCTTCTAACGAAGAATTCTCTCTCCCCCAAACCCCCTCGCAAGCCGAGGGGGCCGCAGAGAGCGCCGACGAGGATTATCCCATCGAGTTCGAGCAGTTCTGGCAGACCTATCCACGCAAGACCGGCAAACGCAAGGCCATCGAGGCTTGGCGGAAGGCGCGGAGGAAAACCAACAACACGTTCCTGATCGCCAAGGCGTCGAGGTACGCCGCCGACCCGAACCGGGAACCCGGCTACACGCTCACCCCGGCGAACTGGCTGGACGGCGAACACTGGGACGATGACCCGCTGCCGGCCAAACCCGAGCCGACCGCACGCCCCTCGCCATCGGCGTGGAACCGTTCGCAGGCCAACCAGGACGCGAACGCGGCACTGATAGCCCACTACGCGGCCGAGGAAGCCGCCGAAAACCAATCACGGGAAGGAGTACTGACATGCTGACGCTCAAGGAAAGCACGCTCGTGCTGGCGAAGATTCGCGTCCACCACGGCAACGCGGCCATCACCGACTTGGAGGCTCGCACGTTCCACGAGGAGCTTCGCGCGGACATGACGCTGGGAGAGGCGTTGGAGGCGGTGAAGCGCTTCTACGCGGACAACAGCACGGGTTGCTGGTGCGGTTCCGGCGATGTGAACGCCATCGTGCGCAGGATGCGCAACGAGTCGAAGCCCTCTGAGGCGCAGATAGCGCGCGAATGCGAGGCGCGGGGCCTATCCGCGGACGAGACGTGGATGTACCGCCGCCAGCGGATGCTCGGCAACGGCCCGGAGCAGGCGCAGCAGCAGGCGTTGACCATGCGCAACCCACTCGAACTGCCCGCCGCGCAGCCGAAGTCACGTTCCACGGCCAGACGGTTCGCAGGTGCCCAGAAGCTGGGTGCTGCCTCACTCGGCTCGATTCTGAGGGGCGCGTGATGGCCGAAAAGTTCCCGACCCCGCAGGAGCGTGCGATGGCGTGGCTGTTGGAGGCCACGGAGATTGGCGGCATGAGCCGGCCGGAGACCGCGCTATACGCCTATCAGGCCGGTTTCACGGCGGCGCTCGACTTGTGCATCGAAATCGAAACACGACTCAACAAGGAGGAAACCGATGACCATGCTGCTTGATGGTCGATTGCGTGATCTCGCGACGCAGACCCACCTGCTCGAGACGAAGGTGAGCTCTCTTGGCTGGATGGCCGGCGCCGGCGCGCAGACGTTGAAATCAATGACCCGCGCCCAGGCGCATCTCATGCTCGCCGAATGCGATCTGCTGGACGCGCTCGAAGCGAACGAAAAGAAGGAGAAAAACAATGAGCAGTGAGAAACCATTCTGGGAAGGTAAGACCCTTATGGAGATTCAGAATCTCGATAAGCGAGTCAAGGTGACAATGGAGAACGGAGACGTATTCATAGGGAAGCTCGTGCGGCGTTCCAGAGACACGGACGGTATATGTAGCCTTTCGATGCAACTCGACGCGCATCGAACATATTTACACGTGTTCTCGGCTGAATCATCTGATACGCAGCCCATCATTCCCAGTTACGTCGATACCGTCGAATTGTTGGATGACCCCAACTACGAGCGTATCGAGGAGGCTGATGACCTCCAAGAGAAAGATATTGCCGTTATGCTCGACGGCAACCGCTACAAGGTCACAGATGTGGAAAAAGGCCGTAACCGATTCTGGGGTCGGGTATACGGCGCTGTCGGGCCGGAATGTATCGCCCTTGGCTTCAACGCCTTCACCTACGGACTCCGTCCGAAGCCCCGGCTTCCTGACAAGCCTGGACTGTGGTTGGACAAGGACGATAACACATGGGTGATGGGCGAGAATGCCTTTCCACTCACGTGTATTGATGCCGGTAATTGGAGTATCACGCGCCCGCAGTTCTCAACGGATAGCGTTCAGGTTCTAAATGCTGCACCGTTCCGATTGGCTAAGGCGGTGGAAGCATGAGCAATCGTATCGTCCAAATGCCTCCGGTCGAATCTTTCGGCCGTCTCACGCCCGACAAGTGGCTGGCCTTGAAGAATCTGGAAGAGAGCGAGGTCAATCCCGATGGCGAATGGGAGGGATTGAGCATTGAGCCGACCGCGAAACGGTTCACCGAAGCGCTCATACGCGACGGAGGCAGATTCAAATATATTCCATTGTTCGGCTGGTGCGTGTGCATCGTCCGAGACTACAAAACCAAACCGAAGGAGACAACCAATGAGTGATTACAAGCAGCGGATGATCCGCGAACATCGAGAATTGCAGGAGCGTATCAGCAAGCTGGCGCACATGCTTGAGGGCTACGCGGAGGGCACGTTGGACTTCACGCCCGCGTGCTCCTTCCAGCTCCTTGAAAGCCAATTGTACGCGATGGGGACATACGCGAACATCTTACAGGAGCGTGCGCGTATCGAACAGGTGGATTTGAACGCGCCTCTTGAGGGAGGTGAGTCTGGTGAGGTTTCACAGGATTAGCCCGTGTCCTCGTTGTGGGGGCAAGGTCAAGGCGAAATGGGAGCGGGACGGCGTGCAGTGGTTGCCTGAATACACGTTCTTTATCGTGATGTTCCGCTGCACTGTCTGCGGGCTCGGCTTCGAGGGAGGTTGTTCACGGAAGCCCGCCCCGTATCAGTTGCAATACAATATCGCCGCTTGGAACCGCATATGCAACGGTGATAAATACTTCACGTTGACCTACACGAGTCAGGAAGACGGACGATGAAGTTGGAGACCAAGGAAGAATATCTGGTCGATTCGGCTATCGAGATG